AATCTGATCTATATCTCCATCTTTCATCTTCACACCCTTTCGTATAATATTTTAACACCCATTCCAAACCCTCCATATACTTCCTTTCTTCTCCTCCTACTAACAATACTCTTTTATATCTCGCCGGAAAATAACGCATTTTACTTGATACATGCCATTTTTATAATATTTCATTTCAACTTATCTCCTTTTAATATTAATTTTTCTCCTAAATCTGTTTCTTCGCCACTTTGATTTTTCTCATTATTTTCATCTTCCGAATCTGCTTCTGCTTCTGCATCTTCCTGTTTGTTTTTGTCTGCATCTACATCTTCTTCCTCTTCTTCCTCTTCTTCATCTACCTCGTTCTCATCGTTCTTATCGTTCTTGCATTTATATTTTGAACAGTCACATGGTTTATCTAAATTCTCCACGGATTCCTGATATTTTTCATTATTCGTTTTATTATTTACAAATATTACACTAAAATATTCATATATTCGATTTAAGCCTGACTTAAATGTATTATAAGGTTCTGTATCATTAGAACCACCCTTTATAACTTTTGATTTATCACTCATATTTGTCTCTATATGGTCAAACATTTCATTCACTTGACGAATATTCAATGACATATATATCTTTACTTATAAAAAAATCATAAAATTGATTCGTATTATATTTTTATTCCATATAGTATATTATTTCAATACAATGGTTAAGAACAAGTTTGGTGGAAGCAAAGCTAAAGGATACGCTCGTAAAAATGAAAATGTTACATCGAACCGTTTACGAATGGTTCAAGATGAAGCAGAAAAATATGGAATAGTTCGCAAACTATTTGGTGGTTGTATTTGTGAAGTATATTGCGATGATAGGGTAACCCGTCATGGCGTGATTCGTGGTAAATTTAGAGGTAAAGGCAAACGAAGTAATATAATAACAAGTGGAACAGTTGTCTTGGTTGGATTACGCGATTGGGCATCCGAGTCTAAATCAGACAAGTGCGAACAGGCAGATATATTAGAAGTATATTCTGCAATGGAATTAGACCAATTAAAACAAAAACCATCTTTTCCAATAGACTTTTTAGAAAATTCTATGCGCGATATATTTGGAGCTGCAGCAGTCGGTGACCGTTCCGATGGGTTTGACTTTTCAGTGGTCGAACAAGATACACCGCAAAATATTATAAATCTGGATGAACCGCTTATGGAAGCTGAACAAGAAATCAATATAGACGATATTTAGAACTTGTATCATTCGTTCGTTCTATTACAAAAAAAGAATAAATTAAAATCTATTATTTTTTATTGTATTTCAACCGTATTTTACAAAACAGGATAACTTGCCTCCAATAAAATACCACATTGACCTTTACCATTATTATATTCCGGTCCACGACCCAATTTAATATACCCATTTTCGCCCCATGTAACACCCCATGAATTTTTTACTAAATAATAATCTTTACCAGATTCACTTCCATAACCAACCACTAAAACACCATGATCTAAATTTGTTCCACATGTACCCGTAAAGACACCCGCTTTGTACAATTGAAAATCTCGTTGATCGGCTTCAATCGCAATGGATATGGGCTGTACTGCAAGAGCATTCATCAAATACGAATCACCTACGACAACATCAATATATGATTTTATCTTACTATTTGGAATATTAATGCAAGATGTCTGACAACTTCCTGATTTTCCATTTCCAGATATATATGGATAATCGCTTTCTTGACACAGACCATTGTTTTTATTTATCCAAGAAAAGGCATTGTCCATCAATCCGCCATTACATCCATGGTCTTTTCCGCCGTTCTTGAAATTATCACAATCAACTAACTGTTGTTCCGAAAAAGAGAGTAATTTACCATATTTTATTCCATATGCGCTTTCCAATGCTCCCGTTGTAGAAAACGACCAGCATGACCCACATTGTCCTTGGTCTTTCACTGATGTTACATATCCTGCTTCGAGCCAATTTACGGAAGATGGAATATATAATGAATTGTTAAACGTATGAGGATCATATGATTTATTATACATAAACGCTTCATTATTTGCCGTAACATATTTTACAAAGTCAATTTGGTCCATTCCCGAAAATTGATTATGTCCAAGTATATACTCTCGATTATCTTCGTTTACATTGGTAATATACTCATCATTCGCAACCCATTTTTGTAATACATCATAAAAATGCTGTCTAGTTTGAAATCGTATTTTGTATTGGTCGACCCACCGTTCAAATGGTGTTAATAACATATCAACCGATGTATCAGAACCCATAACGGTTCTCACAATAAGTAAAGCATATAATAGAAAAGACATCATAAATATTATATATAATATATATCATTTTTATATCAATTTTATATCAATATTAGACTAATTGTAGGCGTATTTTCTTTTTCACTTTATAGTCATCTTCAAATAGAAAAATCTTGAACTTATGTTTCGAATAATTATCAAAATCATCATATGTTTTAATTCGCCCTAATAATTTCAACTCTTCCAAATATACCATATAACTTATAGAACCATCTGTTTTTTTTATCTTATCAAACATTACACCATCATAAATAGTATTCATAATTGCAGTATTATTGAAGCAAGCGTGTAATATATGACAATCTGTCTGAATCTTTCTGATAGATCGCATGGATGCGTTTATATAATCTAATTTATGTATCCAATCATTGAAGAAATCGTCTGAATCGCGAGAACATTTTTCTATTATACATAATGATTTCGAAATCCATATTTGGTTTAATAAGTCGATCAATCTACGAATAGGACTAGTAACATGGATATAATTTTTCGTTTTCATTAATTCATGTTCTAAATCACTGCCATTATATACAATATATTGACCTGTGGTATTTGACCAACTTTTGATAATTCTTTGTGTATTATCTTCTAAATGACATATTTCGCCTTGAAATGCCGGTTCGATCGACTGAATATAATTGACTAGTCGGAAAATGCCGATTTGTTTCATAGCCATATAATTGCCACATTCGATATTCATTTTTACCATCCAATATGAAACCACATCATGACTATCAATAACTGTCTTATCCAACTGACTAGTAACAGATAATAATAATGAATAATCCGCTGTCTTATAAATAAGATCCGGTTCTTCATATCGAAAATTTTTATTCACTTTTATAACAGTATTTTTATATTCAAGTGATTCTACAACAAACGAATCATTCAAGACAATATCCATACAAAACGCAAATCGCGATTGTCCTTCTTGAAGACTACATAAACTATCAGATAAAACGGTTGGTAACATTGGACGACGTCGATCAGGTAAATATATGGTTGAGACTCGAGAACTAAACGATTTCCACAATCCTAATGTTTCCAGCCAAAAATAAACATTCGCAATATAAATAGATACCTTATATTGATTTACTTCTTTTATATATTCTATTGAGAACGCATCATCAAAATCGCTACTACCAATAGGGTCTATTGAAAAAATATTATTCATATGTCGTCTATCTTCAATATGAAAATTTGGATTATGAAGTATCTGTTCAATATATTCATCTTGGCTTTTTTTCTGTAATTGTTCTCGAGTTTTATTTGTAAACTCAGATATTGAAATATGAAGACTTTTACAATGAAGTTGATACTCATAAAAAACATCTAAATTTCCTACATTACCAAGTGTATTTACTAATATACCATGCGGGTGTTTATCATTCCAGTTCTCGAATTTAAAGAGAACATACTTATTCTTCTGAACTTTAGAGAACGCAATTTGTACTTCATATGGAACTAAAAACGCAGGCAAATGTTTATCATCAGGTATACACTTATATAAGGATCTCTTTTTATTTTTACTGCGTCCAAATGTTCTATTATTTTCCAACATTAAAATACCTGCAATAGGAATACCAGTTCGAATATGAGAAAATGAAATAGTAACATTACTATTATCATATATGAATACATCTTTAGTAAACATTTTAGATTCAATTGGATTTACTAAAGATAATCCGTTCTCAATATTTGCTAAAACATTGTCATTACTATCATCATCGACAAATGAAAAGCTGGAATAATTTCTATCGTTGATTAATATTTTGTATTTCGTCATTACAGGTTCTCTATATTATTGTCAAATAATTTCTATATTGTTTGTATAGTTATATGAGTCATAAATTCAATACAATAGAATATGTATTGATAACTGCTCTAATAGTTTCATTTATATGTAGTGTAATTATTTGTTATCAAGTATATGTTCTCAAAAATAGACATTATACAAAATTATTTTCTACATGGCAAATGCCAATGATTTTTGCTATCTTGGCAGATGTATATTTGATGGCATAACATAAATATCATAAACAAAATAAACATTCTTTATGATATAATACAATATGGTAAAAACGATTTACAAGAAAAGACTATATAAAAAGGCCAAACATAACGGAATGCCTGAATCCATCGAGACTTCAATATATTTAATCATTGTTGAGTCGCCATCTAAGTGTAAAAAAATAGAAGAATATTTGGGTTCTCAATATACATGTATTTCTTCAAAAGGACATATTCGTTCTATTAAGAATGGTTTGAAATCAATTGATGTGAAAAACAATTATGATATAGAATTTGAAACAATAGAAGAAAAACGAGAACATGTAAAATGGATGCAAGATATTATATCAAGGTTCTCAAAAAACAATATAATTCTTGCAACAGATGATGACCGTGAAGGAGAAGCAATCGCATGGCACATATGTATGACATTTGATTTACCTATTGAAACAACGAAACGTATTATATTTCGAGAAATAACACAAACAGCTATTAAGGCATCTATTGAGAACCCAACCGTTATAAATATGAATATTGTACATGCGCAAATGTGTCGTCAGGTTCTCGATGTATTGGTTGGATTTAAAATATCTCCTATTTTATGGAAACATTTATATAGAAATAAAGAGAACGGACTCTCTGCAGGAAGATGTCAAACACCTGCCCTAAAATTAGTAAATGAAAATGAAATGGAATCCAAACAGGTGATTGTGACTACCGCCTATAAAATATCTGGTTCTTTTTTTCCAAAGAATTTACTCTTTGATTTATCCAAAGAATTTGAGAACGAGGTTGAGGTTCTCGATTTTTTAGAAAAGTCCAAGACATTTAACCATTGTGTAACAATCGGTGAAAAAAAAGAGTCTGTTAAAACCCCACCCAAACCGTTTAATACTTCTGGATTGTTACAAAAGGCATCAAGTATGCTGGGTATTGGACCAAAAGAAACAATGTCTATTTGTCAAGAATTATATCAAAACGGATTTATTACATATATGAGAACCGAATCGCAAAAATATAGTGATGTATTTTTGAAAAAGGCGAGAGAGTATATTATAAAAAGATTTGTAAAAACAGAATATATTGGTAATTTTGAAGATATAGTAAATAAAGATTCAAAGAATCCACATGAAGCAATACGAGTTACGAATATAGAGTTATCTAAGATTGAAACAGAAAATTCGAGAACCTTATCAATATACAAATTAATATGGAGAAACACGATAGAGAGTTGTATGGCTTCCGCTAGATACAATAATACCCCTATTATGATATCTTCGCCGATAAACGCAATATATAAGCATATTGTTGAAGTGCCTATATTTTTAGGGTTTACAAAATTAATAGAAGAATCAAAAACGGATACGATACATGACCAAAATATAGGATCTGCAATATTATTATATATACAAAGTTCTCCAAAATACAATATACAATATAATAAAATAATATCCACACTATCTGTACATGGAAAACATTCTCATTATACGGAAGCATCATTAATAAAGAAGTTGGAAGATTTGGGTATAGGAAGACCATCTACATTTGCGATGATTATAGATACTATTATCGCAAGGGGATATGTCAAAAAGATGGATATAGATGGTATAACAATAAAGACAAATGAATATACTTTAGAACAAAATGAGATTACTAAGGAAGAAAAAGAGAGAACATTTGGTAAAGAAAGTGGAAAACTAGTCATTCAACCGATTGGAACCATAGTTACAGAGTTCTTATATAATCATTTTAGTTCTCTATTTTCATATAATTATACAACCAAAATGGAAACTCTTTTAGATGAAATTTCTGTTGGAAATGGAGAACCTTGGTATACAACATGCGATTCATGTAATGAAGAGATAAAACAATTGATAAAACCAATAGAAAAAATAGGCAAGCAATCTTTTGATATTACCGGTGAAAATGAATATAAGCTAGTTTTTGAAAAATATGGTCCAGTGTTGCGGAAAAAAGTAGATGATAAATACGAATACAAGTCAATCAAACAAGATATAAAAATGGATTTAGATAAATTACAAAAGGGGGAATATCATATAGATGAATTATTAGAAGAGAAAAAAGAACAAGTAATTGGAGAACTAGATGGAAAATCAATCGTATTAAAATCAGGACCCTACGGTGAATATATACAACATGGTGATAAGACTGAAAGCATGAAAACGTTAGGTGAATTTGAAACACCGGAAGAAATCACAAATGCTTTTAAAAATAAACAATGTTCTCAAACAAAGGATAATAACATCATTCGTGTTTTAACAGAGAACATGTCTATAAGAAATGGTAAATACGGAGCATATATATATTATAAAACGGAAAAGATGTTTAAACCCCAATTTTTAAACATACAAAAGTTCAAAGAATCATATAGACATTGTAGCGAAGAGGTTCTCATGAAATGGATAAAAGAAACATATAATGTATAATATTTTTATAATGATATATTATAATGTCTTCGCCTTCTAGTAATCCAACCGTACAAAATGACCTCAAAATATCAGATTCTATACCAGTTATATTTAGATATATGATTTTACTAGCAATGTATGCAATGATATTTTGGTTTTTTCGAGATAAATCGGCGAGATTTATTTTGTTTATCGTTATATTTATAGTCATTTTTTTCACAATTGTGTTCTTGGGTCGTGATTTAATAGCAACAGGGTTAGTCGCAGCGGTTTATTCTCCGTCTTCATCATTAAATCTACAAGAGTCAAATAGTATATATGCAAAATTATTTATTGGCGCACTATTTTCAACATTATTATTACAATTTTCATCAATCGCTATTATATTGGCAGTATTTGACTATGGGAAAAGAACAACAAATAACTATTATACCGCAAAAATGAATAAACAAAACGAAGATATGTTAAGTGAGTATATAACGTGGTTATTACAATATTTTGTTACAACGGCAATATTTGCGTATTTTTTGGCAGTGTCCTATACTAAAAATGAAAAGGTCAAAAGCATATTAGTTAACCTTGGTGGCATGGTAGCAATAGGATTGTTACTTGGATTTTCTATAAAAGGTACTATATTGTCAGTCAAATTTTTAGATATTAAAAAATATCGTCGAGCGTTATATGAGTAAAATAAGTAATGCGGAGAATAAACATAAAAATAACCTATTAAAATTTCATAGGATAATATGAAATTTTACGAAACAACAAGTGATGAATATATAACAGCGGTTAGCAAATTCAATCTTCATGGCGAATTCGTTTCATTATATAATCAATGTTTTCCAAAAGATATCAAACATTTTGAGAACCTAATCGTATATGGTCCAATTGGTTCTGGCAAATATTCTCAGGTTCTCTATTTCTTAAAAAATTATAGTCCAACTGAATTAAAATATGAAAAAAAAATAACGGTTCAGAGTGAAAAACAGAGTTATACATTTCGTATAAGTGATATACATTATGAAGTTGATATGTCGTTCTTGGGATGTAACTCGAAAAATTTGTGGCATGACATTTTTTTCCAAATAGTCGATATAATATCTGTCAAGCAAGATAAAATGGGAATAATTGTATGTAAGAACTTTCATATGATACATAATGAATTATTGGATATATTTTATAGTTATATACAACAGTTCAATTCTACGCATATGAACATCCAAGTGAAATTTATAATAATCACAGAACATATTAGTTTCATACCATCAAATATTCAAAACGCATGCGAAGTATTAAATATAAAAAAACCAGATAAACAGATGTTGAAGGACATGTTGAAACCTATTAAAAAAACATCGAATGTGGATAATACAAATCATTTTATAAAAAAAATTACGAACAAGACGTTTGTAGAGAAGCACAATGAAATACTAGATGAAATTGATACAAACACGATAATAAATATTAAAGAAATACAATCATTTTCATTGATAAAAACGATTGATGAGATTCCAAAAGACATTTTTAATATCATATGTGACCAAATCATAAATGAAATTACATTGTGTGAAAATATAAATTTTACTACATTTCGAGATTCGTTATATGATATTTTAATATATAACTTGGATACAGTGGAATGTGTATGGTATATTTTAACGCATTTTATAGAGCAAGATAAATTAGAGACAAAAGATATATCAGATATTATACAAAAAACGTATTTATTCTTGAAATATTTTAATAATAATTATAGACCAATATACCACTTAGAAAGTATAATGTTTTATTTAATAACAAAAATAAAAAAGTATGACTCTGACAAAACAGAAAGCGTTAAACATATTAAACATTGATGACGTGGACGATGAAAAAATAAAAAGGGCGTATCGTTCAATGGCATTAAAATATCATCCTGATAAGAATCCTAGCGAAGATGCAAAAGCGCAATTTATATTGATACAAGAAGCATATGAATTTTTGAAAGGTTCTCAAAATTGCGAACAAGATTATTATTCTATACTGAAAAACTTTGTCAATTCATTATTTGACGGCGAGTTAAATACAGTTGTTATTTTTTCGATTGTGAAAAAGATTATGACCGTTTGTGAAGATAAATCGATAGAATTATTAAAAAATATAGACAAACACTTATTGAAAAAAATATATGAAATGGTCATGATGTATAGAGAGGTTCTCCATTTTTCTGTAGAGTTTTTAGAAAAAATAAATGAAATTGTGAAACTCAAATTTGATAATGATGAACGTATTATCATACATCCTCTTTTGGATGATTTATTTGAGAACAATTTATATAAACTAACAGTTGATGGTGAATCTTATATTGTTCCTTTGTGGCATCATCATTTGATATATGATAGTAATAAAGATGAATCGAAAGAAATTTATGTAGACTGTTATCCTATTTTGCCAGAAAATATATGTATTGATACAGATAATAATATTGATGTATTTATAGTAATGACTATTACGGATATTTGGTCGAAGGATGTGATTGAATTTTCTTTAGGTTCTCGAATATTTTCGTTTAAGAGAAAACAATTGTTGATGAAACCATATCAACAAATTATATTGCGTAATGAAGGAATACCGTTTGTAAATTTGACAGATATATATGACGTTACAAGAAAAAGCCATATAATCGTTCATCTAACCATTACATAAATCATAAAAAAATGTTTTTTTATGATTTTATTAACCTGATATTATTGATGTTTCTGTTTCTGTTTCTGTTTTTATTTTATGTTTTATTGTATCATATTATGCTGTTACAACCTTTTTCTTGACAACTTTTTTAACGACTGTTTTTGGTGCGACTATTGCTGTCGCCTCTTCTTGTTTAGGTGTTTCTGCTTCTGCTTCTGCTTCTGCTTCTGGTTCCTCTTCAACCACTGGCTCTGGTCGTTGTGCTTTGACTGGTTCTGATGTCTCATCATCGCTATCATCGACTGTAGTATTAACTTCCTTCTTGTTAGCCGGCGCTGGAATATCATCTGTGTCTGGGTCTTCAAAATCGACCTCTTGGGTTTCGATCGTCTTTTTATCATCTTCAGATAACTTAATCTGACACTTACCTCTAATATCCTCGCTCTCTTTTGGCTTTACAACGGATTGAATCAATTTCCATGTAAGACCCCAACCCTTGCCACCAATCCATATGCCAGTACATTGAATCGTCGAAGCAACCTTGCTTAACTTAGGAACAAAATCGACAGGAGTTAATGATGCGTCTTCACAAGGAAAGATCTGGTTATACTTTGTATCATATAGCTCCACATCCCACTTGTCTCCATAAAATGGCACTTTAACATTGAGAGATGGTGGTCTGCTGTAATCAGTCTTCTTCGTGTTCTTGTCCTTTGGATATTTGAGGAATGGAAAGAACGTATGCTTCACTAGTTCTCTTGACATTTTCTCACCCCACCAAAGTTCGCTATTGTTTACTGCATCATCCAATATTTGCTCTTGAAATTCAACCATCTTCTTCAAGAACTCGTCGGAATCCTTAGTCTTGTATTCTGGATTTGGAAAATTTAGTGACATCTTATACTTGCCATCTGAATTGCCTTGTTCATCACAGAAGTCAGCAATGCCCCATGTCATCAATAACGGAGTATTTAAATGAAGAGCACGCTTGGTCTGTTCGCTGATTAACATAATAGACTTGCCGCCTTTATCGTTGACCTTAGGTGCCATATACTTATGAGACTTAGGATTCCAATTGGCGAATTCAATGACTTTTTTAGTTGAGTTTGAGCTTGAGTTTGAGTTTGAAAAAGACGACATTTTAATATACGAATGCTAGACAGGTGTATGGTTAATATATTGGTTACTCTTTAAATCAATTTTATGAAATTGTTATTTACACAGTACTACAGAAATTGTTCTCAATACGAGAACAAAACGATTATTTAGAATAAAAATATATAAATATATTAATATATTAATAAGATATCTATACATGTTGTCAAAATTACCTTATATTAATACCGATATTGTCGAGAACATATTTATCGAAGTAAAAAAAACACAACCACCAAATATGAATATTTCATTATTTTACAATGACTATATGAAGGATAAAATTGTTCTCAAAAAATACAAGTTGAACGAATTGAAACAAATCGCAAAATCGAACAAACTGCGCATTAGTGGAACAAAAAAATCACTCATTGAAAGAATCGAAGAGTCGTTTAGTAGGTCAATCAAATGTGTAAACATTCAAAAAATATTCAGAGGATATATAGTAAAAAAGTCATTCAAACTTCGCGGAGAAGGATACAAGAATCGAAAATTATGTATCAATGAAAGCGACTTTTATACATTGGAACCGATACAAGAAATTCCAGTAGAATATTTTTTTACGTTTAAATCAAACGATGATAAATTTTTATTTGGGTGTAATATAGTATCATTATTACATTTAATAAAAAATAAAACTGCAGTGAAAAATCCATATAATCGAGAACATATTAAAATAGATGTTATTCAAACCATTTTGAAACTATACAATCTGATTAAAATAATATATACATTAGATGAAGACGCGCCAGTTATTAATACAAATATGTTGATGTCAATCCATAGTAATATAAATGAAAATAGAGTGGTTCGAGAATCAATTCATAGACCACGTAGCGCAGTTACTTTAAGCGATGAGATTGTAAATGACAGAACACATCGATTAACGTCAATGAGAGCAAAACCATTACAAACGCGTATTCAAGAGCTTTTTATGGACATTGACCAATTAGGTAATTATACAAATTATCAATGGTTCTCAAATTTAGAACGAAGAGACTATATAAGACTTTATAGAACGTTACATGATATTTGGACATACCGAGGACATCTATCTAGAGAAATGAAATGTAAGATTTGTATTTTAGAAGATCCATTTCATGAAATAAATCGAGAACGTTTTCATTTTCACGAAGCGTCTATAGATGTTATTAGAGAAGTATGTTTGAAAATATTCGAACAAATGGTTTATTGTGGCATTGATGATGAATATAGAAAAATCGGAACATTACATGCTCTTTCTGCTTTAACGATGGTTTCTATTAGCGCGAGAACAGCAATGCCATGGTTATATGAATCATTGTATCCATAGATTTAGCAATTTTATCACCTATATTAAATCTATATTATATATGTATATTATATAGATGAACACTGAAGAGGAAAAGCCTATTGTTATTAAGGATGAAAATCAGGATAAACTAACTGAATCATCAACATCAAATGAAAGTATTCCATCAGAAGCAACTACCGTTGTTTCCGATGGATCAGAACCGCAAACCGTATCCACTGATATGGGTATGTCTAGTGAAAATTCTGAACCGGTTGATAGTCAGCCAAATTCAGAGCAAACGAGTGATAGTAATGGATCTGAATCGCAACCTCCGGCTGGATCTGAAACGCAACCTCCGGCTGGATCTGAATCGCAACCTCCGGCTGGATCTGAAACCGAACCCCAACCGATAGTTATACCCGTGAATGAAAATAAACCTGAATCTAAAACAAAAAAACATTATGACCAGATCATAAATAAAGCTAATAATGTAAAATCTCAATTTACAAAGAAGCGAAGAACAATGTCTACATGGGACGATAAAGAAAAACAAGAATGGAGAGTAAAGCTGTCAGATACACTTATTAATATTATTAGGCAATCAAAAAATAAAAATACACTTAAGCATCATCATGTGAAATTAAAGTCGATGCGAAACTTGTTCAATTATTATTTGAACAATTTATCTAATTCTGGACAACCAAAAAAAACAAAATCAAAAAATTCCAAAATATCTAAAAAATAATTTAGGAAATAAAAACTTTAGGAAAAACTTACCTTGAATCAAGTCTTGCAAGTTGTGACAAAATATATATTTGCGTTAAAATACTTAAAAAAGAAGCTATATAGTAGTATATAATCGCACGATGGTTAGACCCGCAAAGACTTCCGCTGAAAAAGCTACTGTTGCTAATGTTGCCGCTGTTTCCGATAAGCCAAAGGCCGTTAAGAAGGCCAAGACCCCCAAGGAGGTCGCACCTGTTGTAGATGCCGTTCCTGTTGTTGTTTCTGAGACTGATTCTACTGATTCTGTTGTTCAACTTACTACAAAGCTTTCTGGCTTTGGTGAGAAGATCAACCAGATCACCTCATTGCTTTCTGTTATGAAGAACGAGTACAAGGCTCTTGAGAAGACTATTTCTCGCGAGCTCAAGACTGCCCAGAAGGCTTCTCAAAAGAAGAAGCGTGCTTCTGGAAACAGAGCTCCTTCTGGATTTGTCAAGCCAACTCTTATCAGTGACGAGCTTGCTCTATTCCTTGGAAAGGAAAAGGGAATCGAGCTTGCCCGCACTGCCGTTAGCAAGGAGATCAATGCTTACATCAGAGCCGCTAAGCTTCAGGATCCTACCAATGGTCGCAAGATCAACCCTGATGCCAAGCTCGCCAAGCTCCTCAAGATTGCCAAGGGTGACGAGCTCACCTACTTCAACCTTCAGGCGTACATGAAGCACCACTTCATTAAGACTGCTGCTCCTGCTCCTGTTGCTGTTTAAAATGGTTTTTATCATTATAATAAAAAATTACAAAAATCGAAAGCTTCATATATAATATTTATTTATTATATATGAAATTGAATATCCAGTTGTGTTCCATCGCGAAGGTTGTCCTTCTTTTATCAGTATTAGGTATTGCGTTAGATGTTTATGTTTTCAGTACAACTATACTAGGATTGTCATTGAATGTTATACTTACCATTTTATTTGTTTCTATTGCAAATTGGAGTTGCTACAATAAAGGACGTATATGGATTGCTTGGGTAATTGCAATATTGTCTGCGTTTAGCGTAATAGCTATTCTTATTATAATAAAATATAGATATACTAGTTTTGAAGTTAGTCGAGCAATAGAACAGGAAAAAGATCTAAGACAGCATTTAGGTATATAACTATTCAAAATAAACTATATAAATAAATAATGAAATATATCTAATATTATGAGTTCAGATGATAATATTAAATTTCAAGTAGTAGACGATGAAGACCAAAAATTATTTGGCACATCGCAACCAAGTGCTTCATCGTCAAGCACAGCATCAGCAACAGTCGCCGCAACAAAAATAAGTCATGCAAATACAAGCGGATCTGAATTCGAAAAACAGATTGTTGCATTTTTTCAAAAAAACAGAGTTAAACTATATATTTTAACTCCTTGTTTTGCTTCATTGTGTTATGTAAATTATATTCAGAGTTTGATGATGACAATTGAACTATTTAGACGATTTAATATTCAATTGAAAGTGGAATTTTGTAAAAACGACAGTTTGGTTTCGAGAGCGCGAAATAATTTAATAGCAAAGGCAATGACTGATAAAGATACTACCCATATTTTATTTATTGACAATGATATCACATGGGACCCAGTGGATATATTGAAACTGATTATGGCAGATAAGGACATTGTTGGTGGCATTTATCCTCTTAAGAATTATGATTGGAACAAATTGGTGAAAGACAATGCAAATCCATACAATTCGAATATTGTTCAATCGTTATTGAAAAAGAAGAGCGAATCACAATTGGCAGGAATCGTATCGGATAGCGCAATGATTCAACATAATTTATTGAGATATAATATTAATTATTTGGGACAATATTTAGAAATAAACAATAATTTGGCCAAAGTCAAACATTTAGCAACTGGATTCATGATGCTTCAGAGAAAAATGTTGACAAATATGATGAAGGCGTTTCCATCGACAAAATATGTCGATGATGTGAGTTTTTTAAAGCCAGAAGAGAATGATATGGCATATGCTCTATTTGATTGTGGGGTGGAAGATGGACATTATTATTCGGAAGATTGGTTATTTTGTGATAGATGGACTAAAATGGGCGGCGATATATATGTAGATGTGTCGATCAATTTAACACATACGGGTATTGAAGATTATAGGGGTTGTTATGTATCGACGATTATATAGGTTGTTTTGTTTGTTATGTTGAAATATTCAGATACATAAAAAATACAAACCAGAATCAATAACAAACCATAAACCATAAAACCTATACAAATATAAACTTGTGCTTTCGCATTATATTTTTTATCGTGGAAACACTAAACCTTGGTTTCTCGACAACATGTGTTTGAATAAAATCTTCCAATACATTCACATACGTATCTATATTCATCATCTCAGAGATCTTTCGTAAATCTATATCCTCTTTTATAACACCTATTTCACTTAGCCATGAATAGAAATCATTCGTTATTCCAGTTGTGTCTTTATATTTTTTATAGTATTCAAATGCCTTTTGAATACTAATATTTGCAGAGTTATTCGATATCTCATAATCAGTTCCTGACAAGACGACTATATCTCGAAACTCGTTCAGTGTTAATCCTAAATCGCCCAATATATTATTTGTCCTATATATTGATATTTCGTGATTCATTAAACTCAGATTTCGTAATACAATCGGACAACCCGAAACAATCATATCCATATCATCGCTTAATGTTGCATATGTTTTACCACTCGTTGTCAAATACACACATAATTGGTCTGCTTCATTCGGCGCAATATAATGATGAAATCCAAAAGCATTTATCAATTCAATGGCTTGGTCTATATGAGAATATGTGACCCTAACCATCCTTTTTTTCAGAGAATTCATATTCTTTTCTAATTCCTCTAATTTTTTTGGGTCGCTTATTTCGGCTGCTTGCTGTTCGAGCAAAATATACTCATTATATGCCTGCCGCTTTTCGCAATATCGCCGTTTCAAGAGAGCCGTTTTTTCAGGAGGCGGTTTTCCATCAAATATAAATATAGGAACAATACAATAATATTTAAACACCGCTAGAAATAAATACAATTGTTCCATATAATTTCCGTCTGTCAAAAATTTATACAGGTAAATACTTATATCAACCGCTATTTTTTTATTCATGAATGTTTTTAAATGAACCTTTTCACACGCAGTTGGACACCGATCCATTATTAATTTATTTAGTTTTGGTATACCCATTTAGTAGTATGATAATAAAAGAGTGCTCTTTTTTATTATCAATTTTATGTATCCATATAATATATGTATGTCTACGAATGATTCAGATTCGGATTCAGATTCAAAACAATTATTGTATTTTATAAAACAATTTGATATACCAAGGTTCTCACATTTGTCCAATATATCCAAATTAATGATTTCACAAATAGTTGATAAAATGAAACAAGCAGTACAATCATGGCGAGGTTATAAAGATATTATATTAGATACTACTTCGGATTTTCCAAAAGGAAATAGTTATGGTCATATTGTGAAGGAAATTCGAGAGAAATTTGAGAACCAACAAAAAATAGGAAAGAATTATTCATTTTCCATAGGTTCTCGTAATTTTACTATATGTCTTATATGTCCTTTTTCTGCTTCTGCTTCTGCTTCTGATTCTGCTTATCGAAACAAAATGTATAAAAGGCTTGACAAGATGATTTATAAAATGTATGTATGGTTATTTGTTTGTAACCAATTTGCAAGTCCTGCTTGTTCGCCAGATATTACTATATATGTTTATATGACAAATCACAAAAAAATATTACCTGAAATAGACCATATACCATTAGACCGAGAGCACGCAAATACTGCGTTTACATTTGCCTGTCCTCTTACATCGAATGAAATGTATGTATTTAGAAGCGAAGAATGGTTTAAAGTCTTTATACATGAATCGTTTCATTGTTTTGGACTAGACTTCTCTACACTACCCGAAGAAGAAACGAAAAAGAAAATGTTCTCAATTTTTCCAATAAAATGCGATTTAAGATTCTATGAAACATATACCGAAATATGGGCCGAAATAATAAATGTTATCTTTATTTCTGTCAATACATATTCTTGTAAGGAAAATAAAATAAATATAGATAAATTATCTAAAACAATTGAGAACCATCTACATAACGAACAGGTGTTTTCATTATTCCAATGTTCAAAAGTTCTCGACCATATGGGTTTAAAATATCGAGAACTATATGAAATGACGAGTCATGCAAAACAGATTCGTGATGAGCAATATAAAGAAAATACACATGTGTTCTCGTATTATATTTTAAAGTCAATCATTATATTTCATTATAACGAATTCTTGGAATGGTGTAGCATGTATAATAAAGATTCGATTCAATTTGTGAAAACGCAAGAAAATATAAATCATCTATTTGAATTTATAAAAGCAAAACATAATTCCGCTGACTTTTTGAGAACCATGGATATTTTTGAGAACTGGTTTAGATTGTTAAATGTCAAAGGACAACCTATACAATTCGCACTAAAAACAATGCGTATGTCTATCTCTGAATAAAATTGATGTATATATCATATAAATATTATATGATATACAATGAAATCCATTCGAACATATTCAATTGATACTGGTAAGTCAGTGTTTCAAATCAAGAATCCGAATAGCTACTTGAATATTGAGTTATACAAGGTTCTCGAGTTTGATACGGATAACAAAAAAATGCTTGTTAAAATATATAATGAAGAGAACCCGATTTGGTTATCCGCAAATATAGACTGTTTGCGATATAAGGCAGTTACACAATCACATATAATTGACAATAGTGGTATATATATTTTGACGCAGACATTAAAATATAATAATCCAAGACAGAGACAATGCTATCAATGCGAATATGATGAATATATTGCAGAAAATCACGCGAATAAAAAAAACGCAAATACGCTTGTATGGAAAACCGTATCTGATTATTTTGCGTCTATAGAACAGCGTAAATATAAATCCGCTGAAAAATATTACACGGGGTTTGGTGATTATGAAATAGGCAAGGAAAATTACCGGATATAATTATCGAGACAATCTAATTATATGGCTCTATAAATGGTTATCATAAATGGTAATCGTAAAATAATATAAAGAATCTGTTATATATTAATATATAATCAAATATGCCACTATTCAATGTTTTTTATTTTACCGAAGGTGTTGCAAACATTAAAGAAAGAGACGAAGATAACCGTCCAGTCTTAGAACCAGATAATCAGTTTATTGTGTTATACGATGAACAGGATGGTAATTTTTATTACTATGGAACTAGAAACAGAGAAAACCAAACATCATATATCGACTACTCTGGCAAATTTCATTATACAAGACTGAGTGAGTTCGTTCAATTTATTGAGATTTTGGTCGATAGTTTTACATCTAGAATCACTACTGAGCTTCACCAAATTCAAATCGACCAAGATGAGTATGACATTTTGGATTTTGAATATTTAAAGAATGAATTAACCAGTACCACTGAAATGGCTGCGTATGATTCAAAGAAGGAGTCATTTAATAATATGTACAACTACCTGTCATCATTGGTCACGCATGAATGGTAAATGGGTTTTTTGGTTCTGGTGTTTTTGATTTTGATGTTTATTTTATAATGTATTATAATACATTATAATTTGTAATTTGGTAAATGTTTATCGTCTTATACAACATGTATATGTTTTTCCTGTCACTGGATTGCCTATACAACTTTGATATTGTTCATAAACGCAATCATTCTCTGTAAAATAATATCTATTCTCTTGTCCTAGTACTAGCCCTAGTTTTGTTTCACAATAATTACACATATGCGGACATCCTGTTTCCGAACCAATATTAAAGGCAACACATGTACACGTGTCTTGTTCTAAAACGCCGTTTACGTATGGATAAGGTAACGGATTCGGTGAAGGATAAGGTAATGGATTCGGCGAAGGAGAACGCGACGATGAAGATGAAAGCGAAGACTTATGTAAAGGCGAATATGAAGGTACAACTTGAGCTGAAAAAGGTGCTAAAGATAAAATCGTAAAGGTTAAAAAAGTCACTACAAAAAACCTCATATATTATACAATAGTATTTTCTATTTGTATCTGTTTTCTAACTTTCATTAATATATTATCTGGTTCTGATTTAGACTTTGGAATATGTTTTTTGAGAACTGCATTTCGTGTCGCTATCAAAATAGCCTTTAAATCTTCATTTTGCGAGAACTTGGCGTATAAAGCCTTTTCACGTTCTTCATTTTTTCTATTTCCATAAAAATCAGGATCGATTTTTATATCTAATGGTCTTAGTTGAACCACCGTTTTACCCTTTTTATAGTTACCTTTTAGAGAACCTGCCGCTCTTGCTATTTCCACATCCTTCGATATTTCATCATTTGTATCTAATGAAAATAACTTATAATAATGAGGATTGTGCTTTTTGAATTTTGCGGCTTGATAATAATGTTCTACTGTTCCCCATTTCATATTATCTACTGTGAACACTGTCGAAAAATCATCGTCCAGTTTTCTTCGCCAATCCGCGAATTTCTTCAGTCCTAGCTCAGTGTAGTCACGAACTTTTGATTGAGATATTTTCTCGTTTGCTCCTTTTCCAGGTTTTGCAGTCCCACTGGATTTATTATAAAAGGTAAACACTGTATCCTCGTCTACCTGAACATTTGTATCTATCGGCGCTTTTTCATCGTCGTCGTCTTCACGCATATCTTGTACTCCTATTTTTGATTTAAAATTGCGAAAGTCCTGAATATTATTAAAAACCCCCGAATTCCTTTCCATACATTTTATCACAACCATTATTTTCACATCATAAGGAATTTCCGAGAACTTGAATATACGTTTATTCTTATAGGTTATTAAACGATAATGAAGCCCACTGTATGTCATAAAAATATAAAAATCCGGTGAGAAATTGTCAGAGTTCATCGATATATTTGCCATATTACATTGTAATACATTGTTCTGGTCATTGTCGTCGTAACTACTTTCTGAAAATATAATAAGCTTCATATTTAGTTCCTTCTCTAATACCGAAATCGCCCAACTATCTGCCCAGAACGCAGGAAGCTGTATATATTCGCGGAAGTTCTCCAATGTATCAACATTTGCCATAAACGCAAAATCGTGAAGCAATGCTTTGTTATCATTGAGTGTCTCTTTTAAATCATTATATTTTGAAGAAGTTTCGTTTGCGTCCTTTACGATTTTGCCACGTTGGTCTTTGTCTGATGGCGATATAGATTTCAATCGTTTCTTCAGATCACCATGAACCGTTTTCAACCTGCGTAGTTCTTTTTCTATATCCGCTTTTTCACCAATCGCGCCCTGATATATTTCGCGATACTCGGTAAACATTCCGTCTGTTGCTTCTTTAGCAACTAGAGCTCGCAATTTCTTGACGGTGGTATTATACCCTATTTGTTCATACGCAATACGAACCGCGTCAAATAAACAGTCTCCGTTGTCATCCGTCTCTACAATATCATAATGATTATTTTTCATATAGGATTCTATCCATGTTTGATCCTTTCGTTCTCGATATTCTTTTTTCACCGCAATAGATTCTTCCTTTGTTTCTTCTGGAAGAGTTGCAAGACGTTTTATAGATCGGTCTATGTCAAATACTCCTTCTTTGAGAACCGCGTCGGAATGTTCAAGAGCCTTCGACTTCTGTATATCGTTTTCGTTCAGTTCAAAAACGGCGGCTTCTGCTTCTGCTTCTGCTTCTGCTTCTGCTTCTGATTCATTGTTCTCTACTTCATCAAGTGTTTTGTTGGCGTATTTGATTTCCATATCAGAAATAATCACAGGTGTTATATCAACCGTTATATTTTGAAAATAGTCATAGTCAGCGAAACTATAAAAAATAATATCCCCTAAACGATTCAAATCTAAGTCACCTGAACTGTCCAAGTACGGTTTCATTCGATCTTCTTTATTTTCTTTTGTGCTTTCAAATTCCAATGCGCCAATTTGTGACTGGACTTGCGTCTTGTTCATCAAATAGAGCGGAAAATAATAGTGATTCTTTTTTGTTACCAATCGCCGTTCTTTTCCAACAGTCAATAAAAAATTTTTATCGTATATTGTTGCTTTATATATTGGGGTATCATATCCGACATCTTCTTCTTCCAAATGTCTGTTTTCCTCATAATACATATTTTTATCCATGTGTATGATACTATATAATATACTTTTTATTTTTATTTTTGTATCTATATATTTTTTATTATGGTACTATGTTGCTTATAGCGGTACTGATCCTCCGCCCCCAGATATGGATTCGACTGCGTTAACTGTTTCTGCGAATTCGCGCATGAGATTCTCTTGGTATCGCTTTACGTAAACTCCTGTATGTAACACAATATTCGGTGTCAGCAACATCTTCTGCGATGAGTATGTATAGGAAACTTCGGCAAGACATTCGTTCGCATATTCAACCAGTGGATCGATTTCATTTAATATATCAGTGGAGAACTGATTTGGTCGAGAATCGTTCTCCAAATGATGAAGAAACCGAAACATGATATCTGTTACTGTAGTGATCACCATCGTATAAATATCGGAGAGTTCTTGGAGTCGGCAGTGACGTTTATCGTCACGATGAAGTTGTTCTTTCATAGCCTCTTCAGTCACTTCCTTCATGAGATACTTGACACGCAATTCTTCATTGCGAGCTTCATATGCTGCTGGCATTGGTCTCTCGGCATAATTCAAATGGATGGTTCTTCGAATGATTGTGTCGCATCTCTTTCGGCATGCGTCGTATTTGCTACTCTTCGAATGACGATTTCGAAGGCAGCGAGCGATCGATTCGGCGAGATGATGGTTCAGTTCTCTTCCACATGGCACGTCGCCAGGGTTGCGAGGTGCGTCACCTCCATTTGTTCTCCTTAACCATTCATAATAGTGAGGGTTATGAATATTATTCTCAATCGCTCCTGTTCTCCAACTAAACGCGGTATGACATTGCGTACACCACATTTGGTCGCAATTTCTGACAACTGTAAAATCGGGCAATATAAATCGATGATTTCCGTCGATTTGCCAGCCATAATATTTGTCTCGCCTTGCAAAATCCACGCGAATAGATGTTCTCAAGTAGTCCTTATTTGTTTGTGAATCAACGCACATTTTTCTAGAAATTAACGTAGGAATATCAGACAGCATGTCACCTGATATATTTATTACATATTGGTCCTTGTAGTCTTTTGGGTCACAATCAAATATAGCGCATTGTTTTCTCTCTCTAATTCTATAATTTACTACATACCCAAGGCTTCTTGCTAAAAATATAATTTGCTCACTTAACAATTGTCGTGTTTGAATAATAGTAACCCTTTTTCCACAAGACGCGATTGACCCATCAGTATCAATAATTCCAGCAAGTAACTGTAAACGAACATTGCGAGAATTTAGCAAGTATTCCGATGGTATATGCTTGTTGCCTAATAAATTATATTTTCGAAGCATTTTTGACAACGGGTTCTCAGTTTGTTTATTCCCCGCTGTCATTTTTTGTTTTATGCGAAACTTGTATTTGTTATTTTTTTCGTTAACTATCTCCGCACCATTGTTTTGACACCAGTCGTTAAGATAGTTTAGAACTTCAGCATCATTTGTGGCAATTTCGGGTCTTGTGTGTATACCATCACCTAACCATATACCTAACATATATGGGTCAAGATCTACGTCGATATAACTATAATCGATACCGTTGCTTTTATATCCCATTAGATTGCGCTTTACTGTATTGTCTAGCTTCATATACTCTTCGACACTTATTTCGATTACCTCACCAAATGTAAATGTCCTTACGAACTTTTCACATTCGATATAGGCAGATTCTTTCGTTCCATAATCTGCTAGCTTGAAATCCTTTGTCCTTTGTTTTTTTGTGGTGCGGTCAAACCAGATAACCTTCCAACGTTGAGTCGTTTCATACCATATGATCGACTTATCACCACAATACTTCAACACCAACGTATGCTTACTATTCACAGTATATGCAGCCGCTTTGTTTTGAATGACTTCATACAAATCGTCAACTCCAGTTGTAGTATCCAATACTGTTCTCTTAGCACCGTCATCTCCTACTAAAATATCACCAACGCAAATATCTTGCGACATTTTTATAGAACCATCGTACAATAGTATCGGTGTATTTTCTGAAAAACACCCGTCTATCTTAAAAATATTCGTAGAGCACTTAGGGCACTGTTTCGTATCATTCGCCAAAAGTCGAGCGGTTGCCACATCGTCAGGGTTACACGTATGCTCTGCGTCGCGCGTACTACCTTTTACCATATGACAATCTGGACATGACCATTTTTCACACGTACCACACTTCCATTGAGACGTTAAGAAACCGCGACAGTCTTCTGCCGGACAACCACGTACAAAAGCACTACGTTCAACGAATCGTTTCGGATTTGCCGCAATATCACTCTTTTGTTGATACATTGTATTAATTTCTTGGCTGATGGCAGCTATTCGTCTTCGCAGTTTATGCATTTCATGGTCGATTTTTGTGCACATATGTTTTGCCTCTACAATTGGCTGTGTCGCTGGCAGAAGGGCTCGTTCTCTATCAAAGAGAAGTTGTTCTCGATGCAGCTTCAATGGTCCGTTTATGAATATCAGAGTAAATACTTTGCGTATATACTGTCTAGTCCACTCGCGGCCACAAGCGTTGTCCATACACTTAACCGTTGTCTCATTCAAAACGTATGTTTCGCAACATGTCCGACATGATTCAAAGTTGCAGTACTGGCATTTTATTAACATATGAGTAGACTTGTTCAGCTTTTCATCACATATCTGGCATACTGGGTCTACTTTTTTTGTTCTTTTTTTCTGGGTTTCTTGGATTTTCTGGATTTCTTGGGTTTTCTGGGCTTCTTGAGTTTTCTGGGCTTCTTGGACTAGCGATGTTTGCATTTTGGACGACATATGGTTGTTCAAATAATATAGTATAGTATTTGAAAAAAAAGTCATTCAATTTTATAGCGCTGATTGTTCTCAAGGTATTCATACATACCATAGGTTTTTCATACATACCATAGGTTTTTCATACATACCATAGGTTTTTCATACATACCATAGGTTTTTCATACATACCATAGGTTTTTCATACATACCATAGGTTTTTC